GTTAAGCCCTCCGCTTCGCCTGGATCGCCGAGCGCGTGGATTCCAGCGCGCCCACCGCTTCCGCGATTTCCTTCTCGGCAGCGGCCAGGGTGTCGTCGTTCTCGCCACGGCCCAGCAGATCCGCCACCGCAGCAGCCGCTTCACCGCATTCCTTGCTGATGCAGCGGAGGTATTGCGGCATGCTGGTGTCTCCCTCCGGGCCAACGCTCACATCCACATGCAGCCCCGTGCCCGCCAGCAGTGCGTCGACGGCCTGCAGGCGCAGATCCACCGGCAGCGCGGCCAGCACAAAAGGCAGGAAGTTGCCCGGCAGCAGGTTGCCATCCTTCGTTTCATCATCCAGCCAGCGGTACACCCGGTCGGCATTCACGCGCATCCGGTCGTAGGCATCCCGCGTTTCCGGGTCAAACACAATGCCCGTCAACTCAGGCCCGCCCAGCTTCTCGTACTGGGCAACAATGCGCGCCACCACCGTTTCCCGGCTCCAGCCCTCGCGCTTCCTCCACGCATTCACCGCGATCCGCACCCCGGCAATCACCGTGTGCGAACTGTCTCGCATGACAGGGCTATGCATGGCTGGTACCTTTCGCATCGTCCGCTTCGCACTGCAGGCCGATCAACACCAGATGGCGGGCATAGGCACTCAGGGTGAAATTGCAGGCTTCAGCGCGGCGGGCAAATTCCGCCCGCTCTTCCGGTAGCAGCGCCAGCAAAATGCGCGGCGATTGGGTGGCGCCCTGAGGTCCACGGCGACGCGGGGTATGGGATCTGGGAGATACCATGATGTAGGATGTGAATCACTTAATCGACAACGGTGACAATAGTACCGAATGGTACTCATGTCAACATTTAAGGTACCAAATGTTCTCACAAGAAGGCGCACGTCTCCGAGAGGAGAGGGAACGGCTTGGGCTAAAACAGGCAGATCTCTGGGTTGCCCCGAAGACTCAACGATTTTATGAATCGGGCGAGCGTTGCCCCGATCTTGAATACTTCAAAACCTTCGCGGAACGCGGTGGCGATGTGTTGTACGTAGTCACCGGCTCTCGCGCCGTCGGCGTAGTCAGCGATATCGAAGCCCGCCTGATCAACGCCTTCCGCGCCTCGCCTGACGCCGTGCGAGACGCAATCATGGCTGCACTGCAGGCTGGTGCCGCCAGCGCGCCGGCCACGCCCATTGCTGCCCCCGTAGAGCAACTCATCACCGACAAAGGCTTCACTCCTGAAGAGTGCAAGGCGCTGGAAGAAAAGGCCGGGATCAGGCCACGTTCTGAGGTCGGGGCCGTCAAAAAAGGCCGGTCTGGGGGAAGATAGTAGCGGGCTTACGCTGTACCAATAGATGCTCCGCTTCCTCTTACCGGCGCTTCAGTCAGTAACATGAATGCAGAAGAAAAAATGAGTCAAAGAGCATTCTGCCACTCCATCAGATGAAACCGGAGCGGAGTGCCAGTAACAAAGGGAAGTAAAAATTACGGATGGTGCAACTTTCAACGAAGCGTGGGGTCAGGACACACATCCACAAAGCCAGCATCCAACCCCGTAGGCACAGGCGAACCACTAAAAGGTAGGCACTAGCGCACGATTTCTTGCGCTTTTCCGGGTTTTGCCACTTCCGTATTGCGGTAGCATGTGCATCACATGCACCTATGCACAAGGAGTGGGAAATGTCTTTAGGGGTCACGGGCCGGGTAGATCGGGCGGATTATTTCGCATTCGGGGGCAAATCCCGGATGGATCAGGCAGTTAATTCTCTGCTTGGTATTGTGGAAGGCATCTCGCTCGATGGCGTGGTCAATCCCGTAGAGCTTGGGTTCCTGAACACCTGGCTGGCAGAGCACCATCAGTTGGCCGGGCGGCATCCATACTCAGAGCTGATGCCGGTGGTGCAGGAAGCCATCGCAGACGGCGTGCTCACCGAAGATGAGCGGCAAGATATTCGCTGGCTCTGCGAGCGCCTGCGCTCCACACAGTATTACGACGAAATCACGGCAGATCTGCAACGCCTGCACGCCCTGGTTGGTGGCGTCGCAGCCGATGGCTCAATCACAGTAAATGAGCTGCGTGGCCTCTCCGATTGGCTCGTCGATCACGATCACCTGCAGCGCTGCTGGCCCTATGACGAAGTTGGCAGCCTCGTCACCACCGTACTGGCCGACGGCATCGTCAGCCCGGATGAACACAAGATGCTGCAGGGCTTCTTCTCCGAATTCACCGCCGTGCTGGACGACCGCACCATCACATCTCCGAAGGTACTGGCCGAAGGCAAGATCGCCGGCCTCTGCGCCGTGTGCCCCGATATCACCTTCCAGAACGCCACCTTCTGCTTCACCGGCGCGTCCACGCGCTACACCCGCGCCAAATTCTCCGAGGTGATCCGCGCCGCCGGCGGCAACCCGATTGATGCTGTGCGACAGGATCTGGATTACCTTGTGATTGGTGCCGATGGTAATCCGTGCTGGGCCTATGCCTGCTATGGCCGCAAGGTGGAAAAGGCCGTCGAGATGCGCAAGCAGGGATGTAGGTTATTGATTGTGCATGAGAATGATGTGCATGACGAGCTGCGGAATATTCATATTCCATAGAGAGCCGCTGATGAGTACGCAGTGATGACTGCTTCTATATATTAGAAGTTGGTGTAATGGATAAACTCAAAAGGTGAGTGATGAATAGATTGGATTTTATGACTTCTTCTTTAGGGGATATTCAGGCCACGATTCGCGCGCTTGATGTAAAGATCTCTGCTGTAATGGTGTGCATGTTTTCACCAATTGCTGTAAGCGACAAAATATATGATTTTTTAAAAGAAAATGCCTTAAAGGACCATAGGGCAGTTATTTATTGGATCACCATATGGTTTATTTTGTCGTGGATTACGGCTGTTTTTTTACTCATTCGCGCTATTGGTGCCATTGAAAACCCATCTTCTCGCGTACAGCATAAAACAGGCGGCACTTACTATGCAGGGAATCTTTTTGATCTTGGTTTTTTTGATACTTTTTATATAAAAGACATTATAAAATCAAAAACAAGCGTTGATGGCTTCTTGGGCCTTCTTCCAAAAGATAGTAACGAGTTTGAACTTGAGCTCTGCTTTGAGATAATGAAGTTGGCTTTTATTAGGGATGTCAAAATAATAAGATTTAAATTTGGTATCTGTTTTTCTGTAATGTTCTCTGTGCTTGGTGGAGTGGTGTTTTTTTGGGTAAAGCTTCTAGGATAAAGCCATGAAGACAGAAAAAATAGAAGAAATAAGGAAAGTAATCTCCTTATCTCTAGATGAGGCAGAAACTAATTGGTCGGAAGTTGGTCATAAACTACATATAGAGAAGGCACTTACTCTTGACTCAATATCAATAATCGAGGCACGCCAAGAACCTTCTAAAATTCCAGGTCACCAATTTGTAAGCGATGGGATTCCGATTGTTGAAGAATTTATTGCTCTTGTGGTGGACATGCGAAACTCAACTGAGCATTTAAAATCCGAAAGAAATAATATTCGTATTGAGAATGGATTTCAGCGAGTTTATTACGAAACTACAGCACTTTTGTCTGCGGTTTCAACGGCAGTTTCTTTTGAAAACGGAAGAGTTACTGAATATTTGGGTGATGGCGCTTTGGCGTTGTTCAGCGCTGATGCTGACAGAAAACAGGCTATTTATGATGCGTATCATGCGGCCGAAAATTGCATAAGCATAGTTCGGCAATGCATAAACGATGAGATTTTAAACAGATACAATCTCCCGCAAATAAATCTGGGAGTTGGATTGTCCATCAGCCAAGCAATGGTTACCCTTGTTGGGGATGAAAAAAATAAACAGCCAAAGGTAATAGGACAGTGCGTGTGGGAGGCGACGAAGTTGAGTGGTGGAGTGAATTGCATATATGTCTCTGAAGCTCTACGAGCAGTTTGGCCAACATCAACACCAGGTTCGCTAAGTTTCTCAACCATTACAGGAAGAAGTGATATTAATGGGTTTCGTGTTAAGAAAAAAGCATATTGACAAGCGCGGGGTCATCAAGTCTCTCAAGAAACTCGCTCCAAGTGACTGTTTTTAAAGCTTGGTTTTAGGCGACATTTTCCGCAGGAGACAGCCGCATGCCAAGCTTCTCCGCTCGTTTTTGAAGCTGTCGCAGCACCCGTTCTTGAGAAGCCCGGGGTCAAGTCTTAGAAGCCCGGGGTCAAGTCTCTCAAGACAACATCCATAACCGCATGATTACATGGAAACAAATTTTGTTGTCTTCGGCTCGATTTGCGGCCGCCAGCCGATTACTACGCTCACAATCCAACATCTTGCAGACCAGGATGTACCGTCGTCGCTCTTGGTAAGGGCAAAATTAGACAGTTCTGCGTTCTGAACGGCAAAATGCCGGGATACTGATCTTTGCAAAGAACGTGATGGACGAAGACAACGAGGTCCGGGAGTGGAGAGCGTTTCAGCCCAAGAGTGGTGGTGATCCGGTCGATCTATCTTTTCTGAATGCGCACGAGGTCGAGTATGTGCACACTTCCCCCGGAAAAGCGGATATCACATACAGGTTTTGGGTAACCTATTCGTTCCATTGCTTTGCGAAGGATTATCCAGAGCTGACCGACGCAGAGCGCGAGGAGCTGATGTACCACTCACAGAAGGATTCCCGCCCCTTCTGCTACCGGCGTTACGCCCTGGCGAAGCGGCATCTGAAAGCCATCGTGCTGGGCCTCCCGAAGATTTCTGTGATACATGCCGGCTATGGAGGCTATGCTGCGTATGAAACTTTGGACGATGCGGGCAATACGTTCTGGTATCTGGTGCCTTTCAAGGTCTTCCGGGCGAAGAAGAAGTACCGTATCCATGTCACCAGCGCCTATCCTGTTTATGAAAAGCCGGGGCGTGGCAAGGTGAATTTTTTCACGGTAGCCAACTGCCTCCGGATGGGGAAGCCATTACCGCATCCGCCACAGGGAAATGCTGCTGAGAATGGTAGTCGGAAATAACAAAGCCCGCTTGAGCGGGCTTCGCCAAGAGCTTGCGCCCCTGGTATTCAGATCACCCTTACCGGACTTGGCCTGACCAAATTGCTTTGGTGGTGGAATGTCTGGATCGGAATCCAGTCTGCTGCATTCACGCCGTAAATCTAGCACACTATTAGCCAAACGCTAACAGTTTTTTCGCTCTACAGATGTACGCCCGCACAAGTGTGGGTGGGACTGCCGCATTTCGCGCTTGTGCCCCTTTGCAACGAGTGACCAGCATCTTCCTTTAGTCCCACAACAGCGTATCCGCCAGTTGGCTGGCCGCCCGAAAAGCTTTCTCGCGGCTGCGCTGCATCTGCCCGAGCTGGCCGAAGTCTGTCGTTCTGTCTTCCCACACCACCGCGAACACCACGCCCACAGCGCGCCGACGTGGGTTTTTGGCAAGGGCAAGCAGCGCCGTCAGCCCCTCAATGGTGTTGGCGTGGTCTGTCTGCTCGATCGGCTGAATGATGTGCATGGATGCTGCAATAGGGGTTGGGGCGTGAATCAATGCCCGGCGGCGATCTTGGCCTGCAGTAGCGCAAGCGCCCGGCGCTCTTCCTCTTCCGATTGGCCGACCACGAATTTCATACTCGTGCCATCCGCAAAGTAGAGGCAGGCGGCGAAGTTCGGCACCATGCCACGCCGCGCCTGTTCAAGCATGGCTTCGATGCGCTCGATGGTGTCTTCCGCGCCAGAGGGAAGCGGCTGGTTGTTCTGCTGAGTCATACGCCGTCAGTGAGTGGGCGGGCTCTTGACGCCAGGAGTGGCATCGATACCGAATTAGTTAAATTGTTTTAATAATTGTAATTCGGTGTGGCGAGGCGCGGTATAGGACTGATGCCTTGATGCTTGTAGTGCTTTGTCTGGCGGGGAAGTTCCTCAGCCCCCTTCTTTGACCTTTGGCAAAGCCTGCAGCCCTAACAAGAATTTCCTGCACTGACCGAGCATGCCTTTGTGGATGCTGCGCCAAATGTGCTCGGGGAATGCCTTGGGCAGTATGCGTTCGATTTGTTCCAGCGCGGCAGGAACAGAATCAACTAGATTGATCATGGCAGAGAAGGCGTCGGGGTGGCCGGTTTGCAGCGCGAGGTCTTGCCAATGGCGTGTCTGGATTTCCTGCAGCTTTTTGTGTGGGCTTTTGCCGCGCAGGCTCATGGCGAGGCTGGCCCGCTGCAGCGGTATCTGATCGGCTTTGCCACCGATAACCGGCCATGCCGAGAGAATGTCGTAGAGCGGCGTCATCTGGTATTCGGCGCCGGGCAAAATGGCGATAGAGAAATTCTTGGCGTGCCCATCGGTGGCTGCCAGCAGCCAGAATGCCAGGTTGGCCAGGGCAAAGGTGAGTTTGTCCTGCGCAGCCTGCCGGCTGCCGCCGAGAATTTCCAGACTTTTGGTGATGCCTGGGCCTCCGTCACTTTCGTATTTGTGCGCTGGTGCGGTGCCGGTGGCCTGGCAGAAGTCTTCCTGCGGAAGTCTGGCAATCCATTTGCCATCTTCTACGCGGCGGCGGTCGAAGCGCTCGACGATCAGCACCTTTTGGCCGTCAAAGGCTGCCATCTCCGTATGGGCGACGGAGAACCCGAGCTGCGCCATGATGTGCATACACAGCCATTCGTTTTCGACTGAATCCCGCATGTCGGCGCGCATGTTGCCAACGAGGCCCAGTGGCAACTTGAAAATGTGGGTGGTGGGTGTTGCGCCAAGCGGGCGCTGCCAGCTGCCATCCTGCCAAAGGAAGGCCGTTTTCTCCTGGGCGCCTGCAATCGAGATCCGAAAATCTTCTTCTGCCTCAAGCTGGCCGAAGTTGTTTTCGCTTGTCACACCACGCAGGTAGCGGGCCACTTCAGCCTCATCGAGCGGCTCGCCGGCAATCTGGTCAAAGCCGGTCGGCTCAAGATCTTCAGGGAGCAATTGCACGGCGCCCACGCAATCACGCCCCAGCTCCGCGAGCAGATCCTGCACTTTGCCACTTGTGGCGTTGAATCGGGCGCGCAGGCGATCCCGAATGATGTCGCTATCGGGCAGCAGATTGTCGAAGTAATTCCGCACCGCCGGCCCTTTTACCTCCTTCTCGCCGGCGGGGATTGGTAACGAGCGAGAGAGCGGACGGACAGCCGAAGACTCTAGCCAGGAACTGTCATAACTGAAGGTGTGCACATCTGTACGCGTCCAGGACCAGCGCCCGATCAGTTGCCCGTTAAGCCAGACATTCAGTGCGTGAAGGGCCATGACCTACCACTCCTGTTTCTGCGTGCTTGTTGAAGCCCGGCTGGCAAGCGGCTGCAGCGCCAGCCGTGTATCGAGCGCCTGCAGGATTTTGATCAGCTGATCTACGCTGATTGTTCCCGGTGATTTTTCAATATCGGCAATGCGCACCTGCCCCAGGCCCAGCAGTTGCCCGAGCTGAGTTTGTGAAAGCCCCTTGGCTTTGCGCAGCGATTTGATGTGTGCGGAAAGCTGGGCCGCAGTTTGGATGGGATAGTCCATGATGGGGTTGTGCTAGATATTGCTTTAGAGCGATATATAGCAAATATAGCCCAAAGGCGATAAATGTCAAATATCACTTTAGGGCGATATTACGTGTTGGCGTTTGCTTTCAGCTCGAACTCAAACGCCGTGGTGAACCCCGAATCCGACAGGCTGTGGGTGCAGCGCGTAATGATCCAGTTGGCGCCGTCGATCTCGGGTTTGAAGCCCTGCACCACCACGGGCAGCTCGGGGAAGAGTTCCGGGTGGGCCATGGCGGCGGTGATACTCAGGGTGGCTCCGCTGCGTTGCAGCCTGAGCCATTCAGCCCTGGCGGCGCGCTCGGCGTTGAGCTTGTTGGCGTAGGTGTGGCGCAGCACCTTCACGGAATCAGCGCTGGGGCGCATCGGGTCAACGTCCCCGGTGATCTGTGAGTTCCTGGCCGTGTCGGCTTTCTCCTGCTTTTCTTTCAGCGTCTTCCATTCGGCCTTGCCGGCCTTGATGGCGCCGGCCTGCTTGGCGTACACGGTGGCGAGCACCTTTTGCGTGCTGGTGCTCTTCTTCTCGGCGGTGAGGGTGTGGATGTTGCCCAGGCGCGTGGTGGCCTTTGAGCCCGAATCGTTGGTGACGATTTCGATGTAGCGCTTGGTCTGCTTTGCGCTGGCAACGAATGTTTTCACCGAGGTGTAGCGCTTTTGTTTGGTGTCGCCATCGGCTTCGGCTGCGGCTTCAAAGGCTTTGCCATCCCAGGTGACTTCGCCCTTGAGTGCCTGCTTGATGTCCTGATAGAAGGCTCGCACGCTGGTGTACATGTCCCGCTCGGCGAGGCTGAAGCGGTGCTGGTCGCCGGAACTGCGCAGCAGTTTGCAGGTGGGAAAGGATATGCCGGTGGCTGATTGGGCCTCGCCGATGTTCATGAAGAGCAGCATGCCTTTCTTCACCGTGGCGATGGCGTCGAAGTCTTCCGCCAGGCGCGTGAGCAGATTTACATCCGATTCGCTGGTCTGGTCCATATGTTCGATCACCTCGTTCTTGAGGCGGTCGGACACCATGGGGGTGAGTTCGTACTGTGCGGCAATGCTCTGCACGATATCCCCGATGGTTTTGCCATTCCAGCTACGCTCTTTGCGCTCGGTGAGCCCGGTGCGCAGATCCGTGCTCCTGGCCCGGATGGTGAGCTTGTCCGGGGCGCCGGAATGCTCGATCTCATCCACGATATAGGTGCCCTTGTCGATCAGGGGCGCGCCTGCCCAGCCCAGCCACAGCGCCAGCGTCACGCCCCTGGGGGGAATCGCAAGGCGCCCGTCTGAATCATCGAGCGTGATATCCAGCGTATCGGCCTCGAATCCGCGGTTATCCGTGAGGGTGAGGCTTTCCAGGCGGTTGTTGAATGCGGAGGAAATATCGTTGCCGGCCAGGATGATGCGGTAGGCGGGCCGGGGCTGGTCGCCACTCACGGCGCTGGAGAGGGCCGAGAGCGCCTTGCCGACCAGGGCGCCGGCGGCCTTGCTGGTAATAGTGCTGGTGAGGCTCATGAGTTCAGCACCTTGCTGGCAATAGAGGAAAGCAGCCCCATCACAAACCCGCTCTTGTCATCCACGCGCTTGAGCTGCAGCGTGAATTCGATCTTGCGGGCCGCGCCATCGGGGAAGAACTCGGTGCGCGTGGTCTCCAGTGATTCGATCACGTAGTCGCCATAGATTTTGAAGTCCCCGCCGATCAGGGTGTAGCGCTTGCCGGTGTTCGCCATGGCTTCCAGCGCTTCGAGGCTCACACGCCCAGTGGCGGCGATCTCCATGTAGGTGGTGCCGGCAATGGTGATGGTTTCCTCATCCACGCCGAGGAACTGGTGCGCAGCGCGCGCGCCGATGCGTGTGGTGGAAGCGTGGCGCCACGCGGTGGAGCGCTTGAGGTTGTCAAAGGCGGTCGTGTTGATGGAGAACACGAACATGCCGAGGATCATCATCACCCGCATACCGGGGCCTCACGCTGTGCGCGCTGGATCTTCTCCCAATCGTCGCGGCAATCGCTGTTGCACCAGCGCTGGCCGGCGGTGACCGGTTCGCCACAGAAGAGGCAGCAGCCCGTGGCCTGCGGCCCGGCGGGCTTGCGGTAGCGCAGCGCAATTTTGCGGCGCAGTTCTTCAAACTCTGAAGCCTTGTCGAATTCGTCCATGATGTTGTCTTGTCAGTTGTTGTCCGCAAGGCGACCACGTGCCCGCACGGTCTTCTGGCGGGCGTGTTCGTCTACTTTTTTGGCGACCATCGAGGCGATGGCCTTTTCATCCATGCCAGGGGCCGGGTGGACGTGGATGGTGGTGTTGCCGCCAGCAGCCGCGCCGGCGCTGTTGGCACCTGGGGCTTTGATCGGGGTGACGGCCTGGGTGGCCGGGCGCCCCACTTTGGCAACGGCGTTCGTGCTGGCCGCGCCCGCTTTGGCGATGGCGGCCTGCGGGCCGGCCTGGGCGGTGCTTGCACTCAGGCCCAATTTTGCGACGACGGAGGCCGGGAGGATCGACTTGAACTTATCCAGCACCGCGCCGGCCACGTTCTGCACGGCCTGAATCACGGTGCCAAGCCCCTGGGTGATGCCGGTGACCAAGCCCTGCAGGATCATGCGGCCGAACTCCGAGAACTTGCCCGGCAGCTCGATGCCGAAGTAGCCCATCACCTTGGCGAACGCGGAATAGAACAGGCCCAGCGGAGACCAGTTCATGATCAGCGTGGAGATACCGCCGATGCCGCCCGAGAATGCCGCCTTGATTTCCGCCCAGATGCCGGCGAAGAAGGCTTTCACGGTGTCCCAGTTCTGGATCAGCAGACGTGCCGCGCCGATGATGGGAAAGATGTAATTGAGGATCGGGTACTTCTTGAAGGCGCTGTCGATGTAGGCCCACACGCCCATGAAGAAAGCCTTGATCGGCGTCCAGTACCGGTAGATCAGGTAGGCCAGCCCGGCAATGACAAGCACAATCGCGGTGATCGCCAGCACGATGGGATTAGCCATCATGAATGCCGTGGTGATGCTCACCGCCGTGCGGATCAGGGTGAAGGCGGTGGTGACCATGCGGGCCGCACTGGATACGGTGGTAAAGCCTTTGCTGATCATCGTGAAGGGCGTCAGTACGGCAGCGGCGGCCATGGTCAGGCCACCGAGTACGGCCAGCAGCAGGCCGGCGCCGCCAACGATGCGCATCAGCCACTTCGAGAGTTCCGGGTGGGCGGCAGACCAAGCGGAGGTTTTACCGGCCAGATCGCCGATGAAGTTCACGAGCTGCTTGATATCCGGCGCCAGCGCTGCACCGAATGAGGCCAGGGCATTGATGAAGGTGCCGCTGGCGGCATCCCACAGATTCTTGAGCGTGCCGAGCTGTTCATTGACGCGCTTTTGCAGATCGGCCTGGGCGGCCATTTTGCCCTGCACCTCGTTGTAGCCCGATACGCCCTTGTCGATCATGAGCGAGACGACCTGCAGGGTTTCCGCGTCATCACCAAAAATCGTCTTGATCACCGACAGGCGCTTCTGCGTACTCAAGCCTTTGAGCTTCTGGAGCTGGCCGAGCATCTTCTCGATGCCGCCGAATTCGCCTTTACCGTTGGTGAAGTCCAGCCCGATGCCGCCTTCCTTGCCGGCCTTGGCGATTTTCTTGGCATCGAGTGCCATCTGGAACACCTTGCGGTAGGCATTCCCGGCGGCCTCGCCAGCCATGCCGGTCTGGTCGGCCATCACCACCAGGGGCGCGAGTGCCTTGGCGCCTTCGAGGCCTTTCTTCTTGAGGATGTCCAGCGCCGGGGACATTTTTGTAAATGCCTGCAGCATGTTGTTCTGATCCACGCCCAGGTAGAAGCCTTTCTGGATCACATCCATCAGGCCCATCATGTCGCGCTCAGATGTGCGCGTGGCGTCCTGCATCTTGCTGGCGAAGGCGGCCGCCTCTTCGGTGGGCATCTTCAGTTGCACGGCGAGATACGCCGTGGCCTTACCCAGGCCGCCCAGAATGGCCTGCGAACTCATGCCCTGGCGAATGAGCATGGTCATCATGTTCTGGAAGTCCGCCGTGGTGCCCGGCAGTTTGTCGCCCAGCTCGGTGGCGAGCTTGTTGATATCCGCGAACGCCTTGGGCACTTCGCCGCGTGCGTTCATCATCGCCACTTTCAGGCCGGTGGCGGCATCTTCGGCCTGGGCAAAGGCGGCCAGTGGCGCGCCCGTGGCTGCCACCATGGCACCGCCGGCAGCGGCCATGCCAGCGCCGTTGCGGGCGAGACTGTCGCGGGTGCGACCGATACTCGCAGTGGAGGCATTGAGCGCGCCCCGGCGCTGCTGCACGCGGTTCAGTGCCTCCATGCGTGTCTGCTGTTCGCGCAGACTGGTGTTGAGCTTCTCCGCTTCCTGCTGCGAATCGCGCATCATCGCGGCCATGGTGCCGTTGGAGAATGGCAGCTTGCCGGCGGCGGCCAGTTTCCCGAGGCGCTCTTCGGTGTCGCCCAGCTCCTTGAGCTTGGTCTGCGTGGCCTTGATGGCGGCGGCGAGCTGGCGGCTTTCGTCGCGGGTGGCTTTCATGGGCCGCGTCAGGCGATCCACCGCATCGAGCACCACTTCAAGCCTGAGTTTATCCACCGCCATCATTCCTCCGTGCTACCGGATCTGGCGCGGGCTTTCTCATGCCAGCGCATCAGTTCCGGTAGCGTCATCACGCTCATTTCAGACGGTGGCCAGTGAAACACCACCGCAATGTTTGCCATCACTTCTTCTACGTCGTCGGGATATCCGCCAGCGCATTCTTCGGCAACAAAAAACCGGTCACCTCCGTGGCGAACTGCATCAGGTCGGCAGGGTCCAGCGCGAGCACTTCGGGCTGTGTGAGCGTCGGCGTGGTGATGCGCGGCAGCACCAGGGC